TTGGTCGTTTACCCTGATTGATGAAATGCCCGCCTTGTCGCCTTTTAGCACTTCATATCGCAATGATGGCAACCGAAACAAATCTTCAATCCCATTTGCGCTTTTAAGGTAATCAATGCCTTTTATATAACGCTTGATTATGTCAGGTTGAAAGCGGTGTTTCTTGTCGCTTTTCCCGGTTTCGTAGAGTTCGCGCAAATAATCCTTATCGAAATTTACAATCATATTATCTTATTGTTTACCTTGCAAAGATAGGTCTTTTTCCTAAATCCGCAAAAAAGTTGATTTGTTTTTTTTAGAACAAAGTCCTTTTTTCGTTTTCGCACTATACGGAATAATATATGAACGTAGTGAATATATTATGTAGTATTATATATATTCTTTTCTTTCCTTTGCATCAGTTTGCATTGCAAATGAAATACACATGGAATGCAATTGCATAAACGCATTGACAATCAATTATTTCAAAAGGTGTAAGTTTGCGGTTTTTGATGCGTCCTTTGGTCGTTTAATGCACATTATTGAGTATGCCAAGTGCCACCGATAGCACATTTTCACCGTTTGAAATGCACCCTTAATAATTTTGCATTGCAAGTGTTATGCAATTGCATCAATTTCACTTGCATTTGCATCGTAGGTTGTCAATCATATTTTGGGCAACCTCTTTTTGAAGTTCAATCACGTTGATTGGCTCTTTGCCAATGGCGGTGTCATAAGTCATTGTGCCGGACACGAACATTTGCAATGCCGATTCAAAATTTTCTTTGTCAACAACCCTTTCAAAGAGTTCAAAAGTAAAACCTAACGGCAAACCATATTTGCTTGCAAGTTGTGCAATTCTTTCCATATATCTGCAATTTTATGATGTGTAACAGTTTAATTTTCAACACAAAGATACTTACGTTATGCAAATGCAGTGCAAAAATGTGGATAAGTAAAGCATAAGTTCAAGTTTAACTTTATGTGTATTACTATAAAACATAATACTTTTGTGATTGATTTGTTTAACATTATAATTATCGGAAAATGAGAGAAACAATTTTAGCATTACTGATTGCAAAATTTTCAGGCGTGCGAAAAGACGGACTTGTTGCATTGGCACGTTCACTTGCGTTACAATGCACGACCGAAGATGAAGCGAAAGCCCTTGTGGACAAGTTCACCGATGCGCAAGTGAATGAGTTTGTCAAGGATTACCGCGCCGATGTGGACAAGGAAGTGTCCGAAAGCAACAAAACCTTTGAAGCCAATCTGAAAAAGAAGTTCGATTTGGTTCAGAAAACCGAACCCGGCGGTAAGAAGAATCAGAAAGACACCGACCCCGACGACATTGCAGCCATTGTAAAAGCGGCGGTTGATGCGGCGGTTGCCCCTTTGAATGAAAAGTTGAATGGTTATGAAGCAAAGACAATTGCCGAAACAAGGCTTCAAGCATTGAATGAGAAGTTAAACGGATGCAAGGATGATAATTTCAAGGCTCAAACTTTGAAAGACTTTGCCCGGATGAACTTTAAGGATGATGCAGATTTTAATGAATACTTGTCAAGCAAGGAAGCGGACATTGCCACGGCAAATCAAAACAAGGCTGATACAGATTTAAGCAATTCCGGTGGAAGCCCGTTATTCTCACAAAAGGAAGAAAGCGGTATTTCAAAGGGTGTTGCCGAATATGTGGAAAGTCTAAAGCCTGACAACGACACGTTTAAGGGCAAGGAAATTTAAGTATAACTCTAAATTGTTAGAACAATGTCATTGACAATTAAACGTAAAAAGGACAATCGCGTTGTTAAGTGCGTGCTTCATCGCGTTGCGGACATTCCCGGTGGTGTAACCGTACAGGTTGCAAACTTGGGTGGTTCGGCATTGTTGGAGGGTACGCCCCTTGGTAAAGGGTCTAATGGTTTATATGTAGTATGTAAGACCGCACAAGTAATAACACAAGCAAATGGGACTGCAACAGATTACGAAGTGGCTAAAGGACACCATTTCAAGGTTGGCGACCGATTCGCGACGGCAGCTTGTAACGGGCAGACCATTACCAAGATTGATAAGAGCGATGCCGCAAAGGATATTATTACAGTAGGAACAACGCTTGGCGCACAAATCAATGCCGGAACTTGTGCGTTTGAATCAAGTGGAACAAACAAAACATTAAAAGTCACCCCGGTTGCCATTGCGGGGTCAAACCAAGATGTAGAGGGTGGCGAAAACTTGTTTGTAGATGCTTGGGTTATCGGTGTCGTTAAAGCAGCCAACGCGCCAATCGTGGATGATTCCATTAAATCCGCATTGAAATCAATTGTTTATGTTTAACCCCAAAAGTAAACCAATATGCAGAAATCATTGATGGTTGGGTTGAATGAAAAGGATATGGGCGCGGTAATTCGCACCTATGACCTTAAAGACTACTATTACCCAACCCTTTTCCCACTTAAAGAAACAAATTTCTTGACGTGGAAGATGCTTGAAGCGCAATCGGGATTGAAGATTGCCGCCGACCTTGTTTCAAGGGGTGCGACAATTCCAAGAAAGACCCGTGAAGCCATTTCACGCATTCAAGGTGATATTTCCAAGATTACCATTTCTCGTGAAAAGAATGAAGATGAATTGACCGAATACGACATTATGGTTGCAATGTCGAGCAACAACCCCGACTTGAAAGCACTTGTCGAATTTTGGGCGGAAGATACCAAGTTTTGTTGGGATGGTGTTGCAGCCCGTGCCGAATGGATTGCATTGCGTCAAATTTCGCTTGGCAAGGTCAAGTTCACCAATTCCAATAACGCGGCGGTTGTCACCGAATACGATGTTGATTACCTGATTCCGGCAGAACAGAAGATTGGCGTTACCACTTCTTATTCGTCCGGTTCGGCTGCAAAGCCTTTGACAAAGGATTTCCCGGCAGCTTTGAAGTTGGGTAAGAACTTGTATGGCGCAAGCTACAAATTTGCATTCATGAATGTTGATACCTTTGAAAAGTTTGCTTCACAAGAAGAAGTCTTGAAGAAGTGTTCTTCATTCATTCAGAACGCAACAGGCACACAAGATGCACCGGACTTGGCAACCGTCAACGCATATCTTGCCAAAAAGAAAGAATTGTATCGCGGTTTGCAGATTATCGTAATTGACCAAGACATTACGATTGAACTTGCAGATGGAACGCGCAACACTTCAAATCCGTTTGAAGATGATGTAATTCTTTTCTCTGAAAGCAAGGTTCTTGGCAATACCTATTGGAAGAAACCTATTGATGCAAAGAAGATGCCCGGAAGCGTTGCCGAAAAGGTTATGCACGGACATACCTTGGTCAAGAAGTATTCCAATGAATCCCCGGTTCAAGAAGTTACCGAGGGTATTGCAAACCTTTTCCCGGCATGGAATCTTGCCGGAAGAAGCGTGTTGATGCAGACCAACCACACGAGTTGGAATAAAAACTAATATTAGACCAACGGGGCGGTTTATTGCCGTCCCAACGGTCTTTTTGCAAGGTATGAGTATATGACAAACAAAGAGTATTTGACCAAATCATTGAATGGGCTTAATGTAAGCGAAGATGATATTGATATTATCTTGCTTAAAGGCGGTCTTGCAGCCAACGACACGGCGGATGCAAGGGGGTGTGATATATCAGTGTACAACCGTATGTCGGTTGTATTGAAAGGTATGTTGCAAAATGTTTCCGAGGGTGGATATTCTATATCGTGGAACATGGAAGCCGTTAAGTTGTATTATGCCGCGTTGTGTAATGAATTGGGCAAAGAAAACGTGTTGGTCGCACGTCCTAAAGTTCGCAACCGTTCAAATATTTGGTGATATGGCACAAGTGAAGCAATATCCACATTACCTATTCATCGAAGTTGCCACGGAATCCGTGCAGGATTCACAAGGCAATTGGACGGAATGTGAACCGTCGCGCAAATTCATATCCATGTGTCGTGAAGAATCTGACGGTAGGGGTACGGAATATCAGGTTGCCGGGGGTGAATACCAAAAGGCAACATCTGTAATTCAATGCCCAAAGAATTGCCCCAAGGTAAGTAAAGGCACAAGGGTTATTGTTGCAAACGACCCTAATTGTTCGGACATACGCATTACCGGAATATGCTTGAACTTTGACCCCGCACAACTTCATTCAAGATTATGGGTATAAAAGCAAACTTCACCAAAGATGATGTCAAGAAGCGTTTTGATGCTTTCTTGGATATGGTCGAAAGAAAGCAGATTGAACGATTGCAAAGGCTTGGTGAAATGTGCTTGATTGAAGCACGCAACAATAAAGGCTACATGATGCAGACGGGGGCATTGCTTTCGTCAACAGGGTATGAAGTTTTTGTTGATGGTGTTGCAATACATGGTCAATTTGATGCCGCAAGCGGTGCGGAAAGTAATGCAGCGGCACAAGGTATAAAAGCAGGGCAAGACATTGCCGAAAAAATCGGCAAGGAAACCAAGGGTGTTGCCCTTGTTGTGGTTGCCGGAATGAATTATGCCGCCTATGTCGAAGCAAAAGGATATAACGTGTTGTCAAGTGCTGAACACCTTGCAGAACGGGAATTGCCCCGAATGTTGGAAAAATTGATTAGTAACATTAAACGTGCAGCGGAATGAAAACCATATTTGATACCGATGGGATTTTGTTTTCCTTGCTTGATGGTAACACGTCAATCAAGGGCGGTTGCTATGTTGGTGACGACAGACCCGAAAATTCAGCAAATGAAGATATTGTTATAAACACAATAGACTTGGCGCAAGACACCTTACCCCAAATCGGTACGTCTAACATCAACATATATACAGCCGACACAAGCAAAAAAATCAAAGGTGAAATGCAAGTTTCAGCCAACCGCACGCGCCTTAAATCCTTGGCAAAGGAAGTCTTGGTGATAGTTAGGAAAGCGAATGTAGATGGGATAACCATAACGCCCGGTAATATGACGATTATGTATGAACCCCACACGAAGCAACACTTCATCAACATTCGCATTGATTGGAATATTCAAACTGATTAAATGTTATGGCAGTACAAAGAACATCATTGATTACACTTGGACTTTGCGAAATCCAAGTTGGTACAGCCGGAGCAGATGGGAAAATGCCGTCTGAATTGGCGAAGATTGGCAAGACCTATAAGGACACTTGCAAGATGGCACAAGATGCATCCGATGTAACGGAACATTTTGAAGAGGGTAAAGCCGCCCCGGAAGTCCGCAAAAAGGCACGTAAGATGCCTAAATTGACATTCAGCATCATGGATGCCAATGTGGACGACCTTGTAAACTATGTTGGCGGTGAAAAGGTGGAAACATCAAAGTGGGGATATGACGGTAACGAAGTTGTGGCAAACAAAGCCATTAAGGTAGTTACCGAACAAGGACTTGACTTTGAAATTCCTAATGCTGATATTGAAGCGGTAATAAACGCGGATATGTCGGCAAAGGGTATTTTCCTAATTGATTTCACCGTAACACCTTTGGCAGTAACCACGGGTAAGGCATTACGTGGTGTGCCGAAATGATAAATTATCGGGGCATATACCCCAAGCCCCGGAATGCAATAGTGTGTTTCGGGGCTTATTTTTTTCTAAGATGTTGTAGTATGACAGATGCAAATAAGAAACTTGAACAAGAAAGGGACGAACTAAACACCCTTATAGGAAAGGGCGTGTCGTTTGAACTCAAAGATACCGAATTTGAAGTACAAAAAAAGTTCTTTGGGCTTGTCAAAAGACACATTCCCCACGAAGTTACACGTACATTCAAAATTGAAGAACTGACCCTTTCAACCCTTGACCGCATTTCAGCCGAAACAATCGAAATGGCAATTGATGAATCCATGATGAAGTCGGATGATTCGATGCAACGGGCAAAAGGACTTGCCCACAAACATTCCATTCGATGTGCAAGAATTATAGCGATTGCCGTACTTGGTGAAGATAGGTTGATTCCGGTGCATGGGAAAGGATGCACACGATGGGTTGAAAACAAGAAGCGACTTGAAGAATTGACTTCATTGTTTGCGCGTAAAATCAAACCATCTGTATTGTATAAACTTTACGTCCTTGTCAATGCCATGTGCAATCTTGGGGATTTTATGAACTCTATTCGATTGATGCAGCAAGAAAGAACCACAATGCCGATTCGGATAGAGGAAAACAACGAGGTTTAAACAGTCCGCACGGTCGTCGGGGGGCTATATGCCAACATTTCGGATGGACTTATGATTACCTTATGCACGGCATTGCATGGTCGGTTGTTCAACGTATGATGATAGATGCACCGGGTTATGATATGAATGATGACACCGGGGTTGAAGAAATCGAATTGACGGAAAACAACAGTGAGCAAATTTTGAATTATGTAAATAGTTTGATGTAATATGGCAGAAATTGACGGTGGCGCATTGTCCTTTAAATCCATCATGGACAATGACCAACTAAATATGGCGATAGATGAAACCTTGCGACGGGTGCAAGGGTTTTCCAATGCCGTTGTTGGCAGTGGTGATGTGATGGACAGAACCACGCAAGAAATGGTTGAATGTATTGAAATTCAACGCAAGGTTGTTCAGGATTTGGAAAACAAATATTCGGATTTGGACGCAAAGATAAATGCAATTGAACCCGGTGATGCACAAGAAATCTTGATGAGTGAAGCCATTGCGGTAAAACAAGAACTTAATGCGGAAAAGAAAGCCCTTACCGCATTAACGGTTGAATTGAACAATTTACAATCAACCAATGTGCGTTGTGCAATGTCATTCGACCAAATCCGTGCCATGTTGGGGCAAATTGGCGCAGCGTGTGAAGAACATGAAAGGGCTATTGCAAGCTTAAATGATGAATACGACCGATTAAGCCATGCTGCAAGCGATGCTTTTGTGTCCGGGCGTGATGATGATTACAGGGCATTAAAGCAACAAGCGGACGCAATCAAAGGTGAAATCACGGTTCGCCAACAACTTTTAAATGAATTGCGCGAACAATCAGATGCACTTGAAGAAGAAGCGGACAAGTTGGAAGAAGTAGCTAAGCAAGCAGATAAAACGGCACAATCCCATGTTTCTTTGCGCACCCGTATTCGTGACCTAAAAGAAGAAATGGCGTCATTGATTGCCGATGGTGTAGATGAACAAAGTGCCGCTTATAAGGAATTGGAAGAAGAACTTGGGCGTTTGATGGATATTCAAGGGGATATTCAAGCACAAGGAAGCGTTCTTGCAAATGATGAAGCCCAATTTCAAGGCATGATTCAAGGATTGTCAGGTGTTGTTGGCGGATTTACAGCCGCCCAAGGTGCAATATCATTGTTTGCCGGAGAAAATGAGAATCTGCAAAAGATAATGTTAAAAGTTCAGTCCTTGATGTCGATTACTATTGGTTTGCAACAGGTGGCGCAAACATTAAACAAGGATTCGGCTTTTCAGCTTGTCACCATTAACGGCTTGAAAGAGTGGTGGAACAAGTTGTTGGCAATCGGGCGCGGTGAACAAGTTGCATCCACCGCCGCAACGGTGGCTGATACAACCGCAAACATTGCAAATGCGGCAGCAGAAACCGCACAAACGGCAGCAACCCAAGCAAATACAACCGCACAAGGAGCAAACACGGTGGCACAAGGTGCGAATACCGTTGCAACAGGCGCACAAGCAGCAGCGGCAACGGCGGGAACCGCGGCAAATATTGGTCTTGCCGGGGCTTTCCGAATGGTTGGTGCTGCAATAAAGTCCATCCCGGTATTTGGTTGGATTCTTGCCGGAATTTCGGCATTGATAGCACTTGTTTCCCACTTTGTAGGCAAGGCAAATGAAGCCAAGAAAGCACAAGAAGAATGGTATAAATCCATTGCCGAAAATGCTTACAAGCCCATTGCAACCATTGAAGAATTGTCGGTGAAATGGAAAGCCCTTGGCGATGATTTGAAAGCCAAAGAAAAATTCGTCAATGAAAACGCAAAGGCATTCGATGAATTAGGTGCATCCGTCAATGGTGTAACAGATGCGGAAAACTTGCTTATACGAAATAAGCAAGCATTCATCAACGCCCAAATCGAAAAGGCAAAGGCAATGATACTTGTTCAGCAAGCCCAAGAAAAAGTGAAGACTTTGATGGAAAAGGAACAAGAATACAATGCTATGCCCGAAAAAACAAGCCAATTTGTTCAAACAAGTTCATTCGGTACGGGATATTACATTGAAGTGGACAATAAGGCAAAAGCCGATAAAAAGAAAGAAATAGAAGATTTGCGTACGGAAATAGAACAAGGCTTCAAGGATGCAACCAAAGCCGAAAGCAATGGTTGGAACGAGCTTAAAAAAGCCGGAATTGATGCTTCTAACACCTACAAAGATGGTACGTTAGGGGCAATCGAACAGGCTATTCAAGTAAAAGAAGCAGCATTGAAGAACCTAACAAGCAATGCCGATTATCAAGTAGCCTTGAAAGAAATTCAGGAATTGCAGAAAAAAGCCGATGCAATTACAGGAAAGAAAAAAACAGGTGGTGGAAATCCGACCACCAAAGACCCTTTCTTGGACAAATTGAATAAATATAAAATCGAATATCAACGATTCAACAAGTGGGTAAATTCGGGTGATGCCATATTGATTCAATCGGCACACAAGGAGTTTGAAAAGTTGCTTGGTGAGGGTGCGACGTATATTGACTATCTAAAGAACCAACGCGACCAAATCTTATCAGTTGATGTTGCCAACCGAACCAAGGCACAAAACAAGCAATTGCGGCAACTCAATGATGCCATTGCAGAAGAAACGAAAGCAACGGTTTTGGAAGCATTCAACAATGAATTGAATGAACAATTAACCAATGCAAGCACCGTTATCGAAATGCTTAAAATCATTGAGCAAAAGCGCAAGGAGTTGGCGAAAGATGGAACGGACTTGGATAATGCTAAAGCCGATGCCCTGAATGATGCTGAAAAGAATGCCCAAGAACAATTAAAAGAAGAAACCGAAGCATTGTTGGCTGAATATGCTTCATACACGGAACAAAAGCATCGCATTGATGAAGCCTACAACCGCGATTATGAAGTGTTGATGGCTAAACGAAAGAAAGCAACAACAGATTCGGAACGCGCTGAAATAGATGCAGCGATTACCAACCGCCAAAAGAAGCGTGACAATGATGTTAATGCGATAGGTGGCATTGATTATGATTCATTGCTTGCCGAATACGGCACATTTGAACAAAAAAAACAAGCAATCATTGATGGGTATGAAGAAAAACGAAAGGCGGCGCAAGCCGTTGGCAATACCGAAATGGTGGAAGCCTTGAACAAGGCACAAGCCGAAGCCCTTTCAAAATTTGCATTGAAAGAACTTCAAGCGCATCCGGATTGGGAATTGATGTTTGGCGACCTTGATGAAATAAGCACCCGGAAACTTCAAGAACTGATTGATAAAATCAACAATCTTGATGGCGCATACCTTGGAATTGAGTTTGACCCGAAAGACCTTGAAACATTGAAAGACAAAATCGGGGAAATGAAAGATGAGATTCAGGAGCGCAATCCGTTTAAAGCACTTGTTTCATCAATCAAGGATTATGGCAAGGCGGTGGACGATGAAAGCAAGAAAAAAGCGTTGTCCAATATGTTTGAAAGCGCAAGCAGTGCAATTGACCTTGTAGGCGGAACGCTTGATGCCGTAACGTCCGGAATGGAAAAGATGGGTATTACAAT